AACCTCCGTCAAAAAAGGGGGAAGGCATGAGAAATCGACATTCGAGCCCTTATCGCCGGAAAATTTGGGATTGGCTGGAGGAGATATATTCGTCTGTCCGTCCTCCAAAATTACACATTATAACCCGCGATATACGTCACCGAATTAAGGCCGGTCGTATTATGGAACCGAATCGAGCATTATATATTAAAAGGAAAGTGAACAAATGAAAAGAAGGAAATCATATATCGAGGAAATGCGAGAACTCAAGCTCGCGGTAATCGAGCTCGGCGCCGCTCTTATGGAACCGCTCTCGAGGATCCGCGTCGCTATACACGCGAGGTTATGGGGAGAGTTTGAGCCGATAACTATTATTCCGACGATCGTGATCTCTCCAGGGGTGACGCTTATGGTTTCGCTCCAGTTCTTGAAAGCGTATATAACGTTGACGATCTGTAAAAGCGAGGTCAATCGATGGTAAATTCAAAAGAGGTCAAGACCGCGCTCCTCTCCTATTTCAGATATAAACGTCAAATGATCGCGGCGACGGAGGTCTCATATACAGCCGGGATCTCGGACGTCGTCGCTATCGATAAGCTTGACCGAGTTGTCGAGGTCGAGGTCAAGTGTAGTATTCCCGATCTCAGGCGGGAGCTTACAGCCTCAAGTAAAATCGCGAAACATACGGCCGCAGATTTCGGGGCTTCGCATTATTTCACGACTCCGAACAAGATCTCTTTCTGTCTCCCGCAGGACCTTTATCAGAAAGCCGAGCCTTGGATCGAGGAACATTTTCCAAAATATGGAATTATGCTTTATTTCAGTGGCGGCGTTTGGGCGGACCGAATCAAGATTATAAAACTGGCGCGGGAACTTAGGAAAGACAGCCAAATAAAAGTCCGGGATCTCGTTATCGCCCGCAATTGCTCAGAGGTTATTGGATGCTATATCCGGGAATGCGAACGCGAGAGAGCGGTCCAGGGGGCGGGTAATGAAAATTGAGAGCATACACGCCTTAACGAATCCCGGTCTTTCTAACGAGGCCCCCTCTCGTCTGAAAAATGACAAGTATTGTTATAAAAATTGTACCGAGTGTAACGCTAAAATTAACAGCGAGATCGGCCTCTGCGCCGCTTGTTTGGGCGGCTTATGCAAGGGAATATACGAGGACGACGACGAGACGCGGGGGGGTTTGACGGATTAAAAAAATGAGTATAGAATATAGGTTATGGTCGGGTACACCAAAAATGAAATTAGTTTTTTACAACGGGTTATATGCTGCGAGGCCACCTCAAAAGGGTGGGTACCCCCTCGTAGTGTATAGCCCGTTTTTTATTGGGGGATTGAGTGCCTAAAAAATACTACTGGTTAAAACTTCAAAAGGATTTTTTCAAGCGCCACGATATCAGAATAGTTGAGGACCTGGAGAACGGAAAAGACTATATCCTTTGGTATTTAAAAATGTTAGCAGAGAGTATCGACCATGATGGCGCTCTCAGATTTGCCGACACGCTTCCGTATGATGTCAAAATGTTATCCACAATCACGAATACAAACATAGATATCGTTCGTTCTGCGATCACAATATTTACAGAATTGAAAATGATTGAGGTCCAGGACGACGGAACTTATTTTATGTCGAGAGTAAATGAGATGGTCGGGAGCGAAACGAAATGGGCGAAAAAGAAGAGAGAATATAGGGAAATTGGAGATAATAGAGACGAAAACGAGGACATTGTCCGAGGAATGTCCGAGGAATGTCCTCCCAATGTCCTCGAATTGTCCTCCGAACTTGGGACAATGTCCGATAAGAGTAAGAGTAAGAGTAAGAGTAAGAGTAAGAGTCCAGATATAGAGAAAGAAAAAGATATTAATCCGAAGCCTAATAACGTAGTAGAAGAAAGGAAGTTATCCACAAGCAACAAACCGGAACCGGATTTATTCCCGGCAAACTCTCGAAAAGGAAAGGCCGAAACGAGAGGAGGACGACCGACCGTCTGTAAATGCGGCGGAAAGATCCGGACTCAAAATACAACGGGGAACGGCGTCGATTATGTTCAGTGTATCGAGTGTAAAAAAACATTCGAGTTAAAGTCAAAGAAATGGATCGAGATAGATCCGGGGGAAAAATGAAAAAGGGAAAAGACACGTACCGAGTTAATTTCGTCGTCGGTCGAAAAATGTTAGGGATCGAGAAAGAGGCCGAGCTCGCGGATTTTATATCCGGATTTTGGGTCGATAAGAATTTGTCATTCGCTACGGCCGAGGACGGAATGACCTTTATAATGCCGCACCATATCCAGGGAGTTTTTAGAATGACTCCAGAATTTAAGGACGCGATCAAAAAGAAAAAATCCGGGCTCCAGGTCGTTAAAAATATACCGAGGAATTTAAACAATGAACAAAATTAAAAAAGCGAAAAATTTTACATCCGAGGATAAAAAGAATTTCGCGGAGAATACGAAAGATCTTTCGTGTCTCGATATAATCCGAGCCCGAGGATATACGAGCCTCAGCCGGAATAAGAAACGTCGGATCCGGAGGAGGCTCGAAAATGCGAAGGGTTAAAATATTAGAGTGGTTTCAAGGGAAAAAGGTCGACTCCGATCGAGAGGGACTCTTTCATCAATGGATTAATAGTTATGATCGAGTAGGTGAGAAAGAGAGAGCCTCGGCAAACGCGATCGTCGAATTTGACGACGGATCGGTCGAGGAGATTTCTCGCGAGCTTATAATGTTTATCGATCCGCCTCCGGACGACAGGATCCGGATCTCCGGAGATCCGGGCGCTCGCTTTACGTCAGAGGAAGTTATGAGAATCGCAAAAGAGGCGTTCGATGAGGCGAAAGAATGAGGGATAATATTAAACAGCTCCCCGGAGAATGGACGGAGGCCGAGTCTTGATTGTAAACTTTGATTATAAACAAGCCCAATACCAAAATTGAGAAGGCAATAGATGCACTTGAAAATTTACATAGGCATGATGACGAAACGATTAAAGATGCAATCTTTACCCTTTTGCAAGAACTAAAAAGGGAGGAGTAAAGAGATGAAAAAAAACGAAGCTGATACTTTTATAGACTGGATGAGGGAAACCGATGTCGTGTGTGAGGGTGCATTCGTAACGCTATGCGAGAAGTTGGGAGACATGGTAGACGACCAGCCCGACCCCATGCGGCAGTATGTCGGTACGAATAGGCTGATGTTTACGTTTGATGCTGCCGGGAACATGCGCCATGGATTTTTACTTGGTATTGCAACAAAAAACGGTGACTATCATATGCAGTCGGCGACCGGTCCTGATGGCGATACGGGAGAATACTGGGCTGAAACTTGCAGGCCTTACTACACCGACACAGCTTATGCAGTTGAGCAGTTGATGGCCGGGAAGGTGCTTGTGAATGAACATGGTAGCCGAGTTTACAGAACAGAGGGTTCAGGTTTTGTGATGAAATATGCTGATGGCACATTAAAAAACAAGGTGACAATCAATTTTATCGCTGCTCATACATGGCACACGGTGGAGGGATAGAGTATGGCAAGCGCAGAAGGCAATCGTAAATTTACAGATGAGCTAATGGAGGAATGGCCGTTGGACATTGCTATTGAATGGATAACCGCTAATCTGGAGCCTAACGAAGTGTTCGGTGATGCTGCCTTGAAAAGATGGACAATGCGTAATGATTTTACAGGAGGACACCCCATGAAAGACGAAATCACAGAAATGATTGACCTTGTACGCTTTGAAACTGACGAAGGCGATATTGAGTGGTTATGCAATTATGACAAGGCCGTTTTGTTATTATGCACAGAAGTTGAACGGCTGGAAGCGGAACGGCTATCTTTACTAAAATGGGCAAAAGAACGTAGAGCGGCAGAAGTAGACAATCGATCTGATAAAAATATACATAAAAGAAATCTCTGCATAACATGGGATCAGGTTATACGCAAAATAGCGCAGTTGGATGTGACACGTCATAAGCAGAAATGCGTACCACAGGACACCCCCGATGACTGAGCTGGAAAAGTGGCGAGAGTGGCAGACGAAAAACATCCCGGGATATTTGACGACAGCCGAGGAGCACCGGTATTGGAAGATATGGCAAGCCCGCGCCGCCTTGGAGTCGGAGGGATTTAAAGCGTGGCTTGAGGCATGGCAGGAAGTGTGCGCGATGGTTGAGGCCGCCTACAAGCATAACAGCCGGGGGGAAATATGAGCGATTGGATCGATTTTATTAAACGGGAGTATAATTAAAATGCAATTTACATGTTATAGACAAGGGAGTTTAAGAAAGCTCGGACCGGGAGCGGTTGAGATTTCGGGGTGGAATTTCGGACTGGTAGAAACCGAGCCGAATATTTTCAGGGACGAATTATCGCCGTTTATTTACGTCGGGAGCGATCCGAGTATAAAAGCGGTTTTAACGGTACGAGTATGAAACGGAAAAGACATCCTCTTACAACGTCGGAATTGACGGAACTTTAACTAAAGACGGCTCGGGACTCATAACGATCGAGGTCCATATTTCAACGCTCGACGCTTGACATAGCTCAAAACGGGGTTTAACTTAATATTTTAGGTCGGGAATTACTTGCAATTTCCCGCTCGTTTGGTTCCGGCCCGGGGGGTTCGGAGGTTTTCGGCTCCGGAGGAGACGACAAAAAGGATGCTAACTAATGCCGAATGTCGGTATATCGAGATCTGTACCGAGAGGATCGCAAATCCTAAAACTCTTAATCGCGAGCTCGGTATTATTTTTGATGTTACCGAACGTACTATCGACCGCGCAATATGGTGGGGAAAGAAAAAGGGACTCTTCACAAAAAACGCTCGAACTAAGATTAACCGACATATCTCCGAATTCCAAAAACATATTGATTTCCTCGAGGCCGAGCTCAAAATCATCGATCGAGCCCGGACCTTTAAAACCCTTATCGACGACGAGGGGAATATTCTCGAGCCTTACGACGTCAACGGCGAACCTCGGGATCAAACAAAATACAGGACGAAAAAGAATAAGCTCCCGATCGGACCCGCTCGACTTGCGGCCGTATCCCGGGAGCTCCGCGAATGTCGGGTTATCGTTATGGAGCTCGAGGGCATATATAAGCAGACTGTTAATTTACAACTCGGGACCGTCGATCTCCCCGCGATCCAGATCACGGGTCCAGACGATTACGATCTCGCCTCCTCCGAGTTCGAGATTCTCCCAGACTCAAACGATGCCACAAAAGACACTCAACCATAAATTATGCGCGCCTCAATATCGGATCTTTCGGGATCGATCCAGGTTCCGGGTCCTTAACGCCGGACGACGTTTCGGGAAAACTTATCTCGCGGTCGTCGAGCTCGTAACGGGCGCCGTCCTTAACCCGTGGTCAAATGGCTGGTATGTCGCGCCGACCTATAGAGCGGCGAAGCGGATCGCGTGGCCCGAATTAAAAGCATTTATCCCTCGGGAATATATCCAGAGTAAAGACGAGACCGAGCTCACTATCAATTTAATAAACGGCGCCCTTATCGCGTTGCATGGGGCGGACAATCCGGACTCCCTCCGCGGTCCAGGTCTCGATCGAGTGATACTCGACGAGGCGGCATATATAAAACAGACCGCATGGACTCAGGTAATCCGGCCGATGCTCTCCGATCGCCTCGGGTGGGCTCTTTTTATCAGCACCCCGGCCGGATATAATTGGTTTTACGACCTCTATATCGTCGCAGGGGAACGCGATAACTGGAATCGATACGAGTATACAACGCTCGACGGCGGACGCGTTGAGGCCTCGGAGATCGAGGAGGCCCGGTCCGAGCTTGACGACAAGAGTTTTAAACAGGAATATCTCGCGAGTTTTGAGGCTCTCACGGGACGGGTCTATTATGCGTATCACCGGGACTATAACGTCGCCGAGGTCTCCGACTCCCTGGAGCTCCCGCTCTTAATCGGTATGGACTTTAACGTCGATCCCATGTCGGCCGTTCTCGCAGTGAAGAAAGCTCAATACTTGCATGTATTCGACGAGATCGAGATCCCGAACGGGTCGACCGAGGAAATGGCGAAAGAGATCCGGCGCCGGTTTCCCGATCGCAAAATATACGTATATCCGGATCCGACCGGGAACGCGCGGAAAACCTCCGCTCCCGTAGGGCAGACCGATTTTACTATTTTGAAACAAGCCGGAATGATCGTCCGATCTCCCAGGGGATCTTATAACGTCTCGGACAAAATCAATTTAACGAATGGCGCTTTATGTAACGCGGCTGGAGTACGGAGAGCGATCCTCGCCTCCGGGCATAGACTTAGATCGCTAAAAAAGGGCCTTGACGGATTGACTTTTAAAGAGGGGACGAGCGCTCCAGACAAGGGCCTCGGGCTCGATCACATAACGGACGCGTTCGCTTACATGGCATGTTGGGAATTCCCTCTCAAGTCAAAGATACAACGCGTCACGGTCACAGGGGTATAAAATGGGCGTCGAAAGCGTACACAAAACATATGATAGTTTCAAAACGAAATGGGATAAATGTCGAGCCGCGATCGAGGGCGAGGAAAAGATTAAGGACGGCGGGACGACCTATCTCCCGAAATTAGGCGGACACGTTACCTCTCAGTATAACGCCTATAAAGATCGGGCATTTTGGTACAATGCGAGCGGGAGAACCTCGGACGGCCTCCGGGGACTCGTCGCCCGTAAACCGCCGGTAAAAGATATCGGATCCCTCGAGCAATACGAGGCCGATATAACTATGGGCGGGCTCTCCCTGGACGGGTTCGCGGTCTCCTTACTCGAGGAGGTAATCGACGTCGGACGCGCGGGGATACTTGTCGACTTTCCCTCGGTCGAGGATTCGGGGGCTCTTTCAGTCGCCGAGACAGAGAAAAGCGGTCTCCGTCCATACATGGCTTTATATAGTGCCGAGTCAATTATCAACTGGACAACCGGGAGAGTGAATAATCAAACGCTTTTGACTCGCGTCGTTTTATCCGAGAAAATCGCGGCCGAGACCGACGACGAATTCGTCTCTAAAGACGAGGATCAATATCGGGTCCTCGACCTCGCCGACGGAGTTTATCGTCAACGCGTTTTCACGAAAGGGACCTCGGACAAAGCGGGCGCGTTCGTTGCGGGACTCGATATCTTTCCTAAAATGAACGGAAAAACACTTTCATATATTCCTTTTATTTTCGTCGGTCCTAAAAATACTTCTCCGGAGATCTCAAAACCTCCGCTCCTCGATCTCGTCAATTTGAATATTTCTCATTACCATAGCGCCGCCGATCTTGAAAATGGGTTTCACTGGACCGGCGTTCCGACTCCGATATTTATCGGGATCAATCAAGAGGATTTAAAAGGCGGGATCAACCTCGGATCCGAGGAGGGGATTTGTATCTCGGATCCCTCCGGCGACGCGAAATTCCTCGAGTTCGAGGGTCAAGGTCTCGACGGCCTCAGGGAATGGGCGACGAAAAAGGAAGAGCTTATGGCGGTAGCGGGGGCGCGGATCCTCGCGGCCGATAAAAGAATGGTCGAGGCGGCCGAAACCGCGGCGATCCATAGAGCGGGGGAGAGCTCCGTTTTAGCTATGATCGCGCTTTCAGTCTCCGCCGCTCTCCTCAAGGCTCTCGGGTATATGGCGGAATGGATAGGCTCCGCAAGCGCCGATATCTCTTACAAACTCAATACCGACTACCTCCCCGTCAAAATGGATCCACAACGGATCGTCGCGCTATTGCAAGCACATCAGGCCGGAAAACTTACTCAATCGGAATGGTTCGAGCAAATGCAGGAGGGCGAAATTATACGCGCCGACAAAACTCTCGACGAACATAACGCGGAACTCGAATCCGAACCTCCCGCGCTCGGTGGATTGGGAGACGACGACGAGTAAAGTAAATGGGTAAAACGAAACCGGTAACGAAACGCGTCGCGGATCTTCTCGCGGAACGGGCGATCGATCACGCGATCAACCTCGAGCATTATAAAACCGGTCAAGTCAATAAAATGGTCAAGCTCTTAAACGACGTCGACCGGGATCTCGTTACTCAGATCGCGAAAGGCGTCCCGGAATCATTTACAGAAATAAGAAAAAAGCGACTTATCGAGGACGTTAAGACTATCTCGAGGGAGGGGACGAAAGTCATAAACGCCGAGCTCCGGGGAACGATCCGGGCGCTCGGGGGAGTCGAGGCCGAGTATAACGCCGCTAACCTGGAGGACTCGATTCCGGTTCGCTGGAATATCGTCCAGCCGAGCCCGGGGCAAGTCTACGCGGCGACGATCGCGCGACCATTCCAGGGGAAATTACTCCGGACCCAACTCTCCGGGATCTCGCGCTCAAGGAGAGAACTTGTCGAGGGCGCTATTCAGACAGGATTCGTTGAGGGCGAGGGTATCGGTCAAATCGTGAGACGTATCAGGGGGACGAAAAAACTCGGGTACAGCGACGGTCTCCTCGAGAAATCGCGGCGAGATATCGCCTCGATCGTAAGAACGGCCGTAAATCATACGGCGAACACGGCCCGCGATCAGGTTTACCAAAACAACGAGAGCCTTTTAAAAGGCGTCGAATGGCTTTCAACTCTCGACCTCCGGACGACGTTAATTTGCGCGGGATACGACGGACAGGTTTTCCCGCTCGACTCCGGACCGCGCCCGCCGGCACACTGGAATTGTCGATCGACGACGATCCCGGTTGTCAAGTCATGGCGGGAGCTCGGGATCGATCTTGACGAGGCGCCTCCAGGGACCCGGGCAAGTATGGACGGGCAAGTCTCGGATACCGTGAATTATGCGGAGTGGCTCACAAAACAAACGAAAGCGCGACAGCTTGAGATTCTCGGCCCGTCACGGTATAAGATATGGAAAGCCGGGGAACCTATAACTAAATTCACAACCTCTGGCCAGGTCCTTACCTTGGATCAATTAAAAGCGAAAGGGATCGTCGTCCCGGAACCTCCTCCCCGTCCGGCGCCTCCGAAAAAGAAAGTCGTCGGCAAAAAACCCTCGCCGCCTCCAGCGTCGAAACCGAAAGAGGAAGGCAAGAGCATTATTGCAAAAAAAATGGAAAACTTTGATTTGGATAAATACGATGATTATAGTATTGTCTCTGTACGAGTGAGCGCTCCAGGATTCGACGAGTATAATCTGAAAATTGGAGATTATATTCCGGATAGTCATGTGTGGGAGGACGGAACCCCAACATCCGAAATTTTAGACGGAGCAAGCGGAATTGATGCACGGCGCCCGGATTTAGTCAAGTTAGTAGAAGCTTATGAGGGCGATAAAATTTTTATTATGGGCGGGCGAGATGGTTATTCGGGAAATGATATCGGAGAGATTGTCCTTAGAGATTCTGAAATAATAGATATTTTGTAGTGACCAGAGATTGAAAGCTTTGAGCGATAACCGTCGGTGACGGTTCAAATAAAACGGAGGAGGCCGAGCTCCTCCTCGGGAAGATATAAAATGTTTTACCGTCTTACCTATGAGGGATATACCGAGGGCGAATACGACACCGAGGCCGACGCTCTCGAGAATTTTATCGAAAACGTCCGCGAGGATCTCGACGACGACGGCCGGAATATTGTCGTTAATAAGTTCGACGAGAAAACGAAGAAATGGGAATAACCGTCGGTGACGGTTCAAAGAAACCGGGGACGGCGTCCCCATGTCCAAGGGGGACAGAATGGAATGGTTAAAGAAATTACTTGAGGCGCTCGGCGATAAAGTCGACGCGGAATCGAAAGCGGCGATCGAAAAAGCGGCGAACGACGGGTTCGCGGCCGAGCTCGAGACCTCGACACAAAAGCTCGCGGAGAATAAAGAAAAGATTTTATCCGAGAAAAAGGCGCTCCAGGTCAAGTTGAAACTATTTGACGGAGTCGATCCAGAGGCTTATAATAAATTAAAGGGTCAATTTGAAGCGCTTGAAATGAAATAGGTATTCGAGGCCGGAGACCTCGAGGCCGTAAAAAGCGCGTTGACTAAAAAGCATACCGAGGAAATGAGCGCGGTTCTCGCAGAAAAAGAAACGCTCAATACGGCGCTTAATAAAGTTCTCGTTAAACAGGGTTTGACGGATGCTCTTATTAAGGCCAAAGTTCAAACTAACCTTTTACCGGCGGTAAAAGCGCTATTATCGGACGGAGTCCAAATATCAGAAAAGGACGGCGAGTATCAGGCGCTCGTCGGAGAATTACCTTTATCCGAATACGTCACGAAATGGGCGGGCTCGGACGAGGGGAAACCCTTTATCTCCGCTCCCGATAGTTCGGGCGGAGGCGCCGGAGGCGACGAGGGCGGAGACGGAGGAGGAGGAGATTTGTCGGCGGCGTTAAAGACGATCGACGATAATAAAAGTCTCTCTCCAATCGAACGAACCGCCGCGCGGCTATCGGCGAAAAGCGCCGCCGCGAAAAAGGCGGACAAATAAACCGTCGTTAGACGGACTAACAGAGGTATACAATGGCTTATACAGACCGAGAGGACCTCAATTATCTTGGGGAACTCTTTCTTGTCGGCGCCTATATGACGCCTTTCTTAAACATGATCGGAGGGCTTGAGGGTCAACGCTCGAAAGTCTCAAAATCGTTTATACATCCGATAGCGCAGCCTTGGGGATTAAGCCCGGCGTCTCAGCCAGCGATCACCGAGGCCGAGTCCGTAGCGGCTCAGACCGCCGGGACCGTCATTCGCGCACAGGATACAAACACGGTCCAGATTTTCCAGGAAACCGTTGATGTCTCCTACGCGAAACAATCAACAATTGGGGAGATCTCCGGGCTTAGCGCCGTAGGCGATCAGCCGGTCGAGGATGAATTCGGATTCCAAAAAGCGGCCGCGTTGAGACAGATTGCTCTTGACGCCGATTACTCTATGTTAAACGGAACCTATCAGGCCGGAGCAAACGCAACCACCGCCGCGAAGATGCGCGGGATAATTACCGCTTGCCTCACAAACACCGTCGCCGCCGGAGGTATCGATATCAGCAAGGCGTTAATTGACGAGGTTCTCCGCGAAATGGCAGACAACGGCGCCGTGTTTCAAAACATGGTCCTTTTATGTAACGCTTTCCAGAAACAAGGGATCTCGGATATTTACGGATACGCTCCCGAGGATCGGCATGTCGGCGGAGTAAACATAAAACAGATCGAGACGGATTTTGCCATGATCGGTATTGTTTACGCTCCGAACGTCCCGGCCGCTACCGTTCTAATTTCAGACATGGATTATGTATTCCCGACATTTTGTCCCGTCCCCGACAAGGGTCTTTTATTTTACGAGGACAAAGACGCGACCGCCGCCAGTAAAAAAGGTCAACTCTATGGACAGATTGGGATCGATTACGGTCCCGAGGAATTCCACGGAACCTTGACCGACTTGTCGACAAGTTAAGGGAGGGTAAAATAAAATGAGATCATACGGTTTTACAAAATATGCCGGTATACAACCGGCCGTCCGCTCCGCTCTCGATTGGCTATGGGAAAACGGCGGACTCCCTCTTATAAAGGGTGAATGGTTTTTTGTCGACCCGGAAAGCGGGACAGCAACCGGAGCCGGGACCGCGGAGTCGCCCGTCGAGAGCCTCGCCACGGCTTACGGGTTATGCACCTCGGGCGCCGGAGACGGGATCGTCGTTCTCTCGAGCGGAACCTCAGGCTCGACGACGACCTCTTATCTCGACACGCCTCTTACTTGGTCGAAATGGGGAATCACTACCGTCGGTATTTGCGCCGGGGGTATGATGGGTCACAGGGCAAGGGTTACGAACGTTCAAAGGACGACCGGATCTATAACGACCCTCGCGTTTGGCTCGACGACAACCATTACCGATTCAGCGAGTGGATTTTTAACCGCCGGTTTTGAGGTCGGGAATATACTTTCTATTGATTCCACTTCAAACCTAAATGATGCAGAAGCAGCAACTATAACTGCTGTAACGGCGGGAACGATTACTTGTTCGGCCTCCTCTTTCACTCCCGAAGTAGCGGGAGCCGCGGGCGCCACGGTAATCACTTCTTATATGCCGAACCTGATAACCTTGACGGGCTCGAATAACATCTTCGCGAATCTCCTCCTCAATAATGGAGACGAGAACGTCCTCTCGGTGGGTGGTTTGGAGATCCAGGGCAATAGAAATGTATTTTCTAATTGTCAAATCTACGGGGCAAGTCACGCGACACCCGCCGCCGCGGTCGGAGCTTATGATCTCCGCATGAATGGCGCGGCCGAGAATACTTTTTTCGGTTGTACTATAGGCGGACAGACGGTCGCGAAATCGGCTGCAAATGGATGTATTACTTTTATCGCCGGGAACGGGCAAAATCACTGGATCGATTGTACGATCCTTTCTCAATCATCGACGGCCGGACACGGAGCGATAAAATCAGAATCAAATACAGCTTGCGGCGGAATGGAGATCTTTAAACGATGTACTTTTATTAACTGGAAAGCGAATGGAGCCTCGGCTCTTACCTCAGCTTTTATCGGGACCGCCTTTCCCTCGGGTTATATCCTCATGGACGCGTGTACTCTATTCGGGTGGGCCGCGTGGGACTCCGTGGGCTCAAATAATATTATCTATGTCGCGAACTCGGCCGTCGTTGCGTCGGGCGCCGGAGGGATTGCTACAACCGTTTAAAAATCTAAACAGAGGGGGCGGGAAACCGCTCCCTCTTTGGAGGATACCATGAGATTTACAGGGAGCGGGCTCGTTTATCACCCGCAGAAAAAAAAAGTATTCGCGAATCTCAATAAAGGGACTTTCGAGACCGAGAACGAATACGAGATCGGTTTAATGCTCGCGGCCGGGAAGATCCCGGACCCGGAGCAAATTGTCGACAAGCCGGTCAAACCGGATAAACCAGACAAGCCAGACAAACCCAAAAAGAAAGATCTTATCGAACGGGCTCTCGAGCTTGAACTCGGGACACTGGCTCAACTAAAAAAATGGTCAGTCGAGAGACTTGTCGCCGCGATCGCAGAGGCGGAGGACGCTAAATATGAAGATCCCGAGGAGGTCGAAGAATGAGTATCGCGAGACTTCTCGAGATTATAAGTAACGAGGCGGACGGATATACGGCCGAGCTCGTTACCGCGACCGGGGCGGAGACTAAAACCGTTATGACAGGCAAGGGCAAGCTCGCCCGGGTTATCGTTTTGACGGACGTTATTACTGTCACACCTAAAGACAACGCGACCGCGATCGGCGCCGCCCTCGAGGACGAGGATGCTTACTGGATAGGCGACTACACAAAAAGCCCGGTTAAGTTCGACACATCCTTAAAGCTCGCGTTTTCGGATACGGGCTCGGCGTGGGTCATATATAAGGCGGCCGTATAAAATGAGCCTTGCAAGATTAGTCGAACTTGTTCTCAGCGTTATCGACGAGCATATCGGCTGCATACCGACCGCGGCCGGCGTCACCTAAAGAGGCACATTATGGCTTTTACAGTTGAGGACGGAACCGGAGTCGAATCCGCGAATTCTTATGTCGCGGTCGCCGACGCCGACACCTATTTTGATGATCGCGGAAATGCAACCTGGACCGGCGCCGACTCCGTTAAACAGGCGGCACTGATCAAGGCGACCGCGTATCTTGACGGGACCTACCGGAAAATCTGGATCGGGACGATAGGCGCGACTCAAGGGTTATCGTGGCCTCGATCCTACGCTTACGACGAGTATGGAACTTTAATCGAGAGCGTCCCTCAGAGGGTCGAGGACGCCGTTTGCGAGCTCGCAGTTTTAGCGCTCTCGACGGCTCTTTCCCCTGAGCTTACTCGAGGCGGGAAAGTCAAGAAAGTAAAAGCCGGTCCGGTCGAGAAAGAATACATGGACGGAGCTCCGGCGCTTACCCGATACCCGGTCGTCGAGAACCTTATAAACGACTTAATCTCGGGGTCACT